CCGTAGGAGACTTTCTTGCCACTGGCGGTGACCTTGACTTTAGCTTTACCTTTTCTTGGTTTAGCCATAAAAAAAGCGGGAGCCGACTACCAAAGCAGCTCCCGAAGACCTCGTGGGAATTAGACTCCGAAGCCTTGACCAGACATGAACGGATTGAATGTTGCGTATGCAGGCAACAAGTCAAAACGTACCTTCTGGGTGTTGGCATCACCATCTGCGTACTTAGAAACACGGATGCTCATACCGTCCTCGGTAGTAGCAATAGTGTCAGTAGAGTACAGCTTAGGCAGCTTCACAGTACCAAGTCCAAAAGCCTGCTTAGTGAAGAACAGGTTTGGCTGGTACAGAGTGTTAGAAGCACTCAGGATGGTAACAACAGCACCGTTAGCTGGTGCAGCGTCAACAGTGTTGTACTGACCGTTAGCTTCGTAGATTGCAGGGCCAGCAACAACAAGGTTGCCCGCACCAGAACCATTCAAAGTTACGTCAGCAGTCACAACGCCTGTCCAAGCTACGTTAGCGCCAGAAGCGTCAATCATAGCTGTGCGAGTGTCTAGGTTCAGACGGTTCACATCAGCAATAGTGACCATATCACCAGCCTTGACAGTCATAGACGCTTGAAAGCCTGTGACAGCCAGAGTCTGAGTCATAGTGTCTTTCGCTGTGACGTAGGTTGCGTCAGGAGCAGATGACAAAGTACCTGCACGGTCAGCACCAGTGCCAGAAGTGAAGCTAGACAGAGCATTAGAAGTCAAAGCTCGCAGACCACCAAAGTTCTGTGAAATCTGGGCTTTCTCCCAAGCGGTTCTAACTAACTGGTCAGAAGCGTTCAGACCGTTCTGCACGTTAGCTAGTGAGCTAGTTGTGAAAGGGTTCATCAAGTAGTAACGCTCGGCAGACATTGGAACGCCGATGGAATCCATCAGTGCGCCAGCGCCAGCAACGTCTCCCCACGCATCAACCGCATTACCGTGCGAACCATACTTCAGAGAAGAGTTCTTGAGCATATAGCTAGCAAGATCAATCTCAAGGTCAGTCACAATGCGGCGAGCCATAGGAGCAAGAATCTGCTCCAACTGATCGAGTTCGAGAGCTTCTTCCACGTTGCCCCACTCGGTGGCTACGGTGAAGTAGTTCTGAACAGTACCGGTTGCTTTACCAGCAATGATGTCTGACTTAGTGCTAGCGGAAATGTCACCGCCAGAAGTACGGATGGAGTTGTAGTCGTGCGGACGCTTGAAGTCTACAGTGCTACCACTTGAAGGGTTGAATTTGCCACTCAGGAGTTGAGTGTCAACGGTCTTTGTTACAACCCGGCTGGACTCGAATGCCTCTAAAAAGACACGAGCCACCTTCCGGGTGACGTTGCTGTTAAGATTATTAGCCACTTTCGGATCACCTCATTCATTCGAAAATCGCCCCCTTCGGTCCTCGCGCTTTAGGCGCTACGCCAGCCTTTGCTGGCTGCTCAACCGGATCAGGAGCGGCATTTACTTTAGGTTTCAATGCAGCAGCCTTATCCCGTACATGAGTTGCGATCCTTACCGCAGCCTGTGCCGGACTCATAGCCCGGATAGCGTCTAGCTCGGTAACATTCTGACTGAGATACTTCGTGATAGCCGGTCCCAGATCGTCATCCAAAATATAGTTGACTACATCATCCGAGATGCCAAACGAAGCGACAGCATTACCTGCTGCCTGTAATTCCTCGTTAGAAATGCCGAGTTGGACCGCTCGCTGCGAGTAGGTAGCTACCTTCTCGTTCAAAGCCTCCTGCTCTCGCATTAGCTGTTCCTGCTGCAGACGCTGTGCTTCCTGCTGTTGGAAGCGCTGTTGTGCGTCAAACGCAGCCTGTCTAGCTATGGCCTCATCGCGCATCCGAAGCTGTTGCTGATACTCCTGATCACTCAGGGCATAAGGGTCCGGCTCCTTCGGCACTGACGGCCTTTCCTGCTTCGGAATCTGCTGCTCCAGGCTCTGCAGGCGCTGTTTTAGCTCCTCGGCTTCTCGCTCTTTTTCCCTGAGCTTGAAAACCTTGTCAGCTATCGCCTTGTCAAATACCTGTTGCTGCTGTTCATCGAAAACAGGCTTGGTTTGTTTCTCCTGAACCTCTTCAGTATCCGGGGATGAGTCGGAGTCAGTTTCCTGACCTTCAG